AATCGAGGACGCGCTTGCGAGTCTTCTCGACGCGCGCCTTGATCGCCGTCGCCGCGCCGTACGTCGGATCGCCCTTTGCATTGCTCCCGCTGCGCTGCTTCCGCGTGACGCGGTGAACCATCCACGACGTGATCCGCACGGCTCCCCTCCTTCAGGTCGACTGCGTCAGCGCACGGTAGGGTGCGAGCATCGCCGCGATCTCCGCTGGCATCCCGCTCGTCCACGAGCCGTCGCCGCCGACGCCGTCGCGGTAGGTCACGGAGTAGTTCATCAGCGACTCGCTCGCGACGTCCGCGCCCGCGCCGCCGCGCCGCTGATAGGTCATCGTCGCGAGTTCGATCGCTGCCTGCTCGATGTCGTCAGGCAACGCCGACGCCAGTGCAGGCTTCGCCGAGAGCGGTCCCTGCGCCGGGGTCCAGTAGCCGCCCGCGTAGGTCACGGCGTAGAGTTTCTCCTCCGCGCCGGGGCGGAAGGGCTGCGCTACGCCGTACTCCCGCGTCGTCGTCCAAAGCCATCCCGTGCGCCGGTAGATGATGCCGGAGAGAGCGTCGAGGATGTCGTAGTCCGTGGCTGCGATGGTCGCGCCGTCGAAGGCGATCGACGCGACGGACGCGATCGGGAAGCGCGAGACGATCAAGTCCGTCGTCCCATAGCCACCGACGTTCTCGACGATGCCTGACGAGTAGTGAAGCTCGCGCCCGCAGAACGAAGAGATGCGCCGCGACGCGCGATTGACGGCGCGGATAACGGCGTCGTCGTCGTCGCCGACATCGATCCCGATCTGGCCGCATGCCTCGTCGAGAGTCGTCAGTGCATGGTCGGCAAGGATCGCAGAAGTCATCGTTCACTCCGTCGGCCACGAGGCCGGGTTCGACATGATGGCGGCGGCGGTCGCCTCATCCGCAACGAGCCACCCGTCGCCGTCGACGGCGGAAATCATGTGCGCCTTGATCTCGTCAGCATCGAGACGACGACGAGGACGCGACGACGTCGCCGCTGGCGCGGTGCGTGTCAGGCGCTTGTGTCGTCCTCCGCGTCGTCGACGTCGACGGCGGAGATTGCGTGAAGCGAGATGTCGCCACGAGCAACGGCGGCGGGCACGATCTCCGCGCGCATCCCGTACACGTCGCCGGGGAAGTACGGAGCCGATGCGCGGCGCTGAACGACGACGACGTCACCGCGCGGATTGAGTGCCATGCGGAGGCCGTCGACCTCGACGATAGTGCGCGTTTCGGTTGGCGTGGACGGAACGGCTGCGGCTTTCTTCGTTGCCATGGTTGGACTCCTTGCCTCTCTTGTACCTTTGCACTCACGAAAGACGAAGCCCGCCGAGCGTTTCCACTCGACGGGCTTCGCGCTTACCTGCCGTCGGAGGTCAGACCGTGAGGCGACCGAGGCCACCGAGAATCACGTCGGCGGCGGCAGGAGTCGCGGGCGTCGTGCCGCCGGTGAAGGCGACGACCTCGACGGCGCGAATGTAACGCTTCGCCGGGAGCAGGTCGACCTCGCATTGAACGAGAGCGGCGGTGGCCGTCGTCTTCTGCGCGATCGCCGCACCGGACAGGTCAGCCCATCCGGTCGCACCGTCAGCCGAGTCTTGGATCTTCAGGTCGTAGGTCTGCGCGGTCGGCGAACCCGTGGTCGCGCCAGTGTTGGCGACGAGCACGAGGCTGTTTGCCATCGCGCCGCTCTGGAGGCGATCGATGGCCGCGCCGTTGCGCGTGCCGGCGGAGTTAGCGAGGGCGGGGAGTCCGGCGACCGGAAGGATCTCCGCGCCGATGTTGCTTGCGAGGTAGGTCATGTCTGTCTCCGTTGCGTGTGAGTGAGAGAGAGGGAGGCGACGACGGCGACGAGCGTGAACCCGTCGCCGTCGTCGAGTTCGTCAGGTCGCCGTGATGATGTCCCAGTCGACCTGCTCAAGGACGGCAGCCTCGTTGCCGTCCTGACGCAGGATCATGTCGATGCGCTGAATGAGGCGCACGACGCTCTCGTCGCGCGAGAAGCCGGCGACGACGTTGCTGCCGTCGAAGTACGCAGCGCCGTCCGCCATCTGCACCTGCACGCCGAGCGGGTCATCGCCGACCATGACGTGCGACATCTCGACGAGGTAGACCTCGGACTCGTCGCTCGAACCGCCGAGGTTGCTCGGGATGTTCTGCGTGACGAAGAACGGGATGCCGTACAACTTCCCGGTCGCCATCTCGGGCGCCCACACGAGCGCGCCGTTCGCGTCGCGCGCAGCCATCAGGCCGTACTTCACCGTCGGCGAGATGAACCACGCCGGGCGGACGAAGCGAACCTTCGCGTCCTCGATGCGGCGCATCGCGGAGTTCAGGTCGGCGGTGACGTTCGCGACGTTCGCCGTGGCGTTCGCGTTGAACTTGTTCGCGGCGGCGACCTGCGAGTACACGCCGCGCGGCGCGAACACGGAGCCGGTGCCACGGATGAGCGCTGCGTCGACGACGACGGCAGCGTTGTTCGCGAGGTCGTCACGGACGATCGCGTCGAGCGCGGGCGACGAGTCGCGCAGCAGTTCGTTCGAGATCGCGGTGAGGACCGACAGCTTCTTCAGGTCGAGGCGACGCTGACCGAAGGTCTGCTCGCTCGCGGCGATGTTGCGGCTCTCACCTCCCCACGTCGCCGTCGCGCCGGCCGTGAGCTTCGGGACGGTCAGGTTGCCCGACGGAACCGGCAGGCGACGCGGACCGGCCGAGAGGAACGGCGCGGCGTTGTAGAGCAACTCGATGTAGTCCTCGGAGATCGCCTGCGGGACGAACGCGCCGCCACCGGCCATCGTCGACTCGCCGAGCGCACGCACGACGATCTCGTCGGCGCCAGCCTTCTTCGCGATGCGGTACGCGGCGTCGGGGTTGCCCGCGCCACGCATCATCCAGCCGAGGTACGAGGCGGTGTGCATTCCGGCCTTGCCGTTGTCGCGCTTGCCGGCGCGCACGAGGTCGGACTGCTTCACCTCCCACTGCTTCGACGAGGCGACGCCATCGCGCGAACGCACGGTGTCGTCGGCGGACTTCATCGCTTCGGCGACGGACTTGCCGACCTGATCGGCGACGATGCGGACGATGTCGTCCTTCGTCGGCGCGGCGGGCGTGGTGATCACAGCGGGAGCACCGCCGACACCGGACTCGGCGGGGGCGCAGAGCACGGCGTGAGAGAGCATGGACTTCAGACGCAGCATCGTTCTTCTCCTTCAGTCGGGCAGTCGCCCGGTCGTTGCAAGAATCGCCTTCTCGACGGCGACCTTCGTCACTTCATCGACGAAGGCGCGGAGCGCCTGCGGCGAAGCGAAGTCAGAGTGCCAGCCCTTCGATTCATTGGGAAGTGCAGCGGCAGCGGCGGCGCTTTCCTCCGCGCTCGCGGCGTCCTCCTTGTCCATCGCTTCGACGAGCTTCGCCGACCACGGCACCGCAGGGTCGCCGCCCCAGAGCGCCCACGCGACGCGACCGGGCGACGGGTAGCCGTCGTCGCCGGGCTTCGCGCCTTCGGCGTCGAGGTCGACGGCGTGACGCGCGAGCCACGCGCTCATCTTGCGCGCCTTGTCGGGAGTGATCGGGTCGCCCGCCGCAAGCTTCTTCGCCCACGCGATCGTCTCCTCGACAAGGCCGTCGCCGCCCTTGCCCTCGTCGTACCACTCGACGCCCTTCGCGCACTCCTCGCGTACGCCGTCGGGCGGCGAGAAGTCGATCGACTCGTACGCCTTCGCCGACTTCGTGTGCGCGCCAAGGAACGCGGCAGCGTCGTCGACGTGTCCGCAGTTCGGACAGACGAGCTTGCCCGCCTCCTCGGCGGGCTTGAACTCGTCAGGCTCGCCGGAGTAGCCGCACGACGGGCAGGCGTTCATCGGCTTCGTCGTCGTCTCCGAGAAGCCCATCACCGGCTCGCCCTCGCCCGACTCTGGCTCCGCGACCGGCTCGCCTTCGGCGGACGGCGCTTCGTTCTCGCCGACACATACCTCTACACTGATCTCGATCGGTGGCATCTCGGCGAGCTTCACGTCAAGGCCGCCGACGCCGCCGACTTCGAACACGAGCGACGAACGCTTCCCGATCTTCGCCATGCGCTCGACGGTCGCGCGCGGCAGGACGACGACGCGATCGCCTTCGTCGGCAAGCACGCGCTCCGCCCACGCGCGAACGACGGCGAGGTCGGCGCTGCCGATTGACTTCGCGTCGACGAGCGCCTCGGGGTTCGCGGGGATCGGGACGGCGGAGAACTCAAGCAGCTTCGACTTCACGAAGTCGAGCGGCGGCTGAAGACGCGACCACGCGTCGTCGGGGTTGATTCGATCTTCGGCGACGCGCACATCGACGGGCATGAAGCCGACGGAGCCGGCCGAAAGGAAGCCGCCCTTGACGAGACGACCGACGGTCGCGCCGAACGCGTACACGCTCTCCGGCGTGAACTTGAACGTGCCGCGCAGAGCGCCAGCGACGACGGCGGCACCGAGCGCCTTGCCGACCGGCGGCGAGTTCGCGTCGTGACCGAAGAGCATGACGGGGTTCGAGCGGAACTCGGAGAGGTCCCATCCGGTCTGGTCGATGCGGTCGCCGGGTCGATCGACGACGTCGGTGCTCATCGTGTACGTCGCGACGACGTCGCCAGCGTCGACGCCGTCGAGTGCGCGCTCGACATCGACGTCGGGCATCTCGATCTCGCGGAGCATCCGCGCGACGGCGTCGACGTTCGCGCGCTTCGCGGCGACCTCGACGACGGCGGGAGCGACGACGAGCGGAGTCATGGCAACGCCCGCGTCGAGGCGAGCGTCGTTCCTCTTCTCGACGAAGGCGGACTTCCACGCCTTCAGGTTCAGCAGCTTCATCGGTCTTTCTCCTTGCGTCGATCGACGCCTCACAACTTGGCGAGCGCGTCGAGTACGGCGCGCTCTTGTTCACGGAACCCGGCGGACAGGGACTTGGAGTAGCGCGCGTCCCACGCCTGCGCCTTGCGATCGAGCGCACGCCACACCGACTCGCGCTCGTCCTTCGTCATCGTCGACACGACGACCTCGCCGTTGCGGTACGCGCTCGCCGGCACGACGGAGTCGTCCTCGACGACGAGCGACGGAGCGATGGCGCAGCGGCAGTTGATGTCGAGCGCGCCGATGCCGAAGCCGCCGGGGTACATCGTGCGCGCGCCGGAGTACCTGCCGATCGTACACTCGAAGGGCTTGTCGAGGTCGCGCCGCTGCTCGTCCATCGCGCGGTGTTCGTCGCGCGCGCGACCGTCCATCGTCGACAGCCACTCGTTCTGCATGACGACGCCCGACTGCGTCATCGCTTCCTTCGTCGCGAACATCGACGATCGGCGCACCTCCGTCTCGGCGATGATGTCGCTGCGCTCGATCTCCGCGCGCGTGAACACCGCGCGCACCGCCTCCGCCGGGTCCTCGTCGTTCTCGATCGATGCCTCGATCGCCGTCTTCAGTTCGGCCTTCGTCGTCGTGTTGACGAGGCGACCGAGTCGGTCGGTGACGTACTCGCGCAGGTGCGCCTTCACGTTCGGGTCGTTCAGGTCGAACGGCTGACGGTCGAAGCCGGTCGTCGCGCTTTCGACGGACTTCAGCGTGTCGTTGCCCCACGCCTCGACGAGTTGACGGACGAGCGGTTCGAGGCGCTTGCCGAGCGCGTCGACGTTGACGGCTTCGAGGAGCGCGTCGATCTGCGCCTTCGAGATCGAGCGGCGCACGCGCGGCAGCGAACGGCGCGCGCGCTCGACGGCGGCGGTGTTCGCCATCTGCGCTTCGGGAGGCAGCGGCGACGCGGAATCGGGCGACGAGAGCAGCATGTTCGGGTCGACGTACATGCCGACGGCGCGATCGCCGCCCCACGTTTCCGTCGACGGCGGCAGACCGAGACTCGTTCGCACTTCGTTGTTCGTGAGCACACCGGCGGAGAGGTGGTATCCGAAGATCGGGTTCGTCGCCGACTTCGATAGATCGAGGGTGTACTGCTTCCCGCCCGTCATCATGAACGCGTTGCCCTTGCCGTCGGGCAGCGGGTCCATCTCGGCGAGCGCGCGAATCTCGTCGATGGTGAACATCTCCGAGAACGCCTGCATCGTGCGTAGCTTGTACTCGCGGTCGCCGGGGACGGGCGACTCGTAGTCGAGGATCAGTCGTTGATCGAAGCGATCGACGAGCTTGTTCTGAAGTTCGGCGCGCCAGAGTTCCGCGCGCGGAACGAGGACGTCGTTTGCGAAGATGAACTGCGCCGACTCCGACGTCGAGCGGTTCGAGTTCTCGATGATGCCGAGCTTCTCCGGCGGAACGCCGAACACCTGCACAATGGTGTTCCGCTCGAAGGAGCGGATCTCGATCAGCGCCATGTCTTTGAACGCGGTGTCGAGTCGCTTGACGTCGAGCTTCGCCCCGGTCCAGTGCGTGCGGTACGCCTTCGCGAACCCGCGCGTGGCGTTGTCCCATCGGCGCTTCGCTTCTTCGAGGAGGGGCCGCGACGCGCCTTCGAGCGAGATGAGCATGTCGGGCATGCCCTTGTTGTGGAACCACGTCGCGACGTGCTTCGCGGCGAACTCGTCGATGTCGAGTTCGTCGGCAAGCGCGATGCCGGTGCCGACTCCGCGACCATAGGGATCGGCGGGGTTCTGGTCGCGGATGACGAGCATGTTCTCGATCGGCACGTCGAACGAACCGCCGTCGACCTCGACGCGGAAGACGGGGTTTGTCTCCGTCGGAACCTGCTTCACCCACGTCGGCGGGATCGGCCACATCCGCACCGGCATCCCGGCGGGGTTCGTGTCGAGGACGATGTACGTCTCGCCGAGAAGGTCGAGGTGGACCTGACACACCTGTCGGAACGCGCGCCCCGACATGAGCGGGTTCGGCTTGTCGAGGAGAACCTGAAGCGGGTGCTCGTCGAGCAGCACGAGGTCGCCCGAGACGCGCGCCTTGCGGACGAGCGCGGGGCGCAAGGCGGGCGGCGCGGAGCGGAGGACGTTGTCGGCGACGTACTTCGTCGAGCCGTCGGCGGCGCGCGACTGCCGGGCGTAGACCTTCCACTCGATCGAGGCGAACGACGACGCGATCTTGTGCGTCGTCGCGCGGAGCCACGGCGAGGACTTGAACAGGTCGAGGAGTTCGTACGACCCGCGCGGCGGCGGTGCGCTCTGCTTGTAGACGCCGCCCGAGACGTGGCCGGGCATGAGCGTGTCATCGATCCCCATCGTCACGACGCCGTCAGATGTCGGCGTCACGGAAGCGGAACGGCGGAAGAGCGTGTCGAGGAAACCCATGCCGACACGCTACGCCGTGCGGCACTATCCGGGAAGCCCGCCGTCTTGCACGCGGACGTGAAACGCGCCGTCGGTCGGCACCGTCTGCGTCTTCGACAACGGCCACGCGATCACGAACTCGGCGAGGTAGTCGCCTACCTCGTTAGTGTCGCCCGCCGTCCAGTCGTAGCGCACGGTGCCCGATGCTGGCGTGACGACGACGGCGGCGGTGTTCACCTTGTACGCTCCGCCAGAGACGCGTTGTTTCCACATGCGGAACGTCACACCGAGCGCGGTCGTCAAGTCGACAACGGCGCCGTCGCTCTCGTTCTTGATCGTGGCCTCCAACGACGGGAGCCGGTCGCCTTGCTTGATCACGAACACAACACCTCCTATGCGACGACGAGCGCCGACGAGACAAGATCGACCACGAGGGACGACGACGCAACGGCTGGCCCCACTGCGGTCGAAGCAACCTCGACGACGACGGTGGACGAGACGAGTGCGACGGCGACGGACGAGTCGACAAGTTCCACGTCCGCCTTGTTTCCGCCGACGAAGTCTACGAAGTGCGTCAGCGACCCGGCGACGACACCGCCGGCAACGATGCCGCCGGCAACGGGCAACCAGAAGTAGCCGTCGACGAACGTCGTTGCTCCGGAGTCATGTTGCAAGCCTAGTCCTTCTGCGGGGGCAGAGCGATCCTCTCCGCCGCTTGCGACGCCGCGTCGACAAGGTAGCAGAACGCTGACGAGGCGAACGCCCATGCGAGCGAATGCGTTGCGGCGGCAACGCTTGCCTCGACGCCGTAGATTGGTCTTGTCATCAGCCAAGCCAACCAGCCGCAGTGGAAACCCGAGCAGTATGAGCAGGTCAGCATGCGCGTGAAGAACGCGCCCAACGGCCACTGATGCGAGCGCAGGACCTCGACCTTGTTCTGTAGACCGAAGCAGACGCCGTAGGCGATGAGCAGGTCAATGATGGTGGGCACGGTCATGCCTTTCGACGGGGGGAAACGTACTGACGCGGGGCGCGCGACGAGTCCGAGGGCACGATACGGCAGCACGACGTCTCGGCGGCTTGCTTGAAAATCTCGACGGTGTCGGGGACGCCGTCGCTGTTGCAGTCGAATCCGAGGTCGAGCTTGTGCGTGTTGAGCGCCGCCACGATCATATCGCGTTCAGCGGCGAGTTGTTCGGGCACCTTGGAGTAGCCGTTTCGGCGCATCATCTCGACGTGCATGAGTCGCTGGATGGCTTCGCCGAGGCCCATCTGCATGGTCTTGTTTACGTCGGTCACGCACGCCTCCGTTGCAACAACACACCGTAGACATCAGTCGGGGAAAAAGGAAACGCCCCCAGTGAGCCACAGCGCACCGGGGGCGTCTCGCCTGTCACGCCGTCGTTCAGAGAACCACGATCGCCTTGGGTTGCCAGAGCACGCTCGCCGCCGCAGCACCGCCGCCGGCCGTGTTCACGGTGACGATGATGCCGAGTTCGGCGACGACCTCACCGGCCGCCGACGGAGCGACGTTCGTCAGCTTGCCCGCGTTCGCTGCCGACAGGTACACCGCGTCGCCCGCCGCGAGTGAAAGGCTGCTGTCAAAGTTGCAGTCTGCGATGATGCCGAGGACGTAGACGAAGGAGCCGTCCTTGGCGATGCCCGCCACGCGCGACGTCGACGCCGTCGTCGCAATCGCGTTGCCTCCTGCCACCGTGGTTGCGTTGCCCGCCGTACCGTTCGCGATAGCGACGAGGGAGTAGTCCGTCGCGGCGGGGATCGTGTACCACGAGACGCCGCCCTCCTCGTCGCTGTCCGCTTGGAGCACCTGACCGTCGGTGCCCACGCCGACCGCGACGTAGCCCGACGCGGCGCTGCCCGCGAGCAAGTCACCCTTGGTGACTGCTGCGTTGTCGTACTTCGTGATGCGCCCGTTGCTGTCGATAAGGAGCTTCTCCGCGACGGAGAACAACGTCGTCGGCGCGTTTGTGCCGATGCCGACGTTCTGCGAGGTCTGACCGTCGACGTAGAGCAGCGGTTGCCCGCCAAACGAAGAACCACGAACTGCGAAGTTAGTGGAGTTGTACCCAAAGTTGACAATGACGGAGTCGCCAGTACCACCGGGGTTCAAGTTGATGCTGTTGCTCGACTGCAACGTAATGTCGTCGCCGCCGACGGTAGTCTCGATCGTGAGCGGTGCGTTGCTGGACAGGGAACCCGCGTTGAAAGAGAGCGCCGCGCTACCTGTGATGCCCGTGCCGTCGCCGATTGCGACATTGGTGTTGCCGACGTTGACGCTCGGGATGGCGTTGTCGACGTAATCCTTCGTCGCAGCGTCCTGCGCGTCGAACGGATTGGCGAGGTTTGTGATCTTGTAGGTCGCATCGCCGCCCATGTTGATGTTGCTGATCACGGTCGTCGCGTCGTCGAACGACACCGTGTCGCCCGCGTCGCCGTTGCCGAACGTGACCGCGCCCTCAAACGTCGCGTCCGTCGTGAAGGTCGTACCGCCGACCGTCGTGACGTCGCCGGGGATCGACACGGGGATGGTCGCCGAACCGAGCGTGATGCTGGTGGCGGTCGTGCCGCCGATGGTGAGCACGCCTGCGGTTGCCGCGTCGATGCCGACGCCGACGATCAGCGTGTCCCCGTTGGGGATCTGCTTCGTCGTACCGTCAGTGATCACAAGAGACTTGAGGTTGGCCATTGTAAACTCCTACATGAAACAGACGTTGTGACGGGAAGGGTGAGCGGTCAGACAGTCACTTCTTGGAAGCGGGTGTCCGCTCGCAGGAACATGAGCGAGAGCTGGTCGGTGAAGTCATGGGGGAGCACGCCGCCGATCGGGAACCCGGTGGGGTTCTCCAACACGGTCTTGCTGCCGTCCTTCTTCGGGACCGCGATCTTCTTCGTCGGGCCGTAGGCCGCGACGAACGAGCGCGGCGGCTCGCCGAGATACCTGAACTTCGACATGTCTATCTCCTCTCTGAGCTTCGCCGTTGCGGCGTAGCAAGCAAAGACTGCTACCCATCGAACCGGGTCACAAGAGCACAGGGTCGCTGATCTGCACGAGCACCTTCGGGCTGACGCTACCGTCGACGAGCACGCCCACTCGCTGAACGACGTCACCAGTCGCAGTAGGAGCCGTCAACGTGATCCGGCCTGCTGTCGTCGCCATCCACACTCGCTGACCTACGTTTGCCGGAGCGGGCGCTGCGTCGAACAATGCGACCGGAACATCGACAAGACCATCGACTCGAACCGTGACCGTCGCGTTCGCGCCCGCCGCCGCGATGGCAAAGCCGATCGGGTTGAGACGCTGGAGCATGGCGGTCGCGTTAGCCTTCTGCGTGCGCGGGCTCCCCGCCGCGTTCACGACGCACACAAGGTCGCCCGCGACGAGGATCTCCTGCGCTGTGGCTACGATGTCGACTACCGAAGACGACGACGCGCTATCGCCGTCCGTCCACCTACGCGGGCGAAAGTCGACGTGGGTCGCTCCGATGTCCGTCGACCGGAAACGCGCCTTCGGCGTGTTCTCGTAGGCGCTCGACGCCTGCACGATGACGGAGCCGAGCGCCACGATCTCCGGGAACGGCAGTCCGGTGAGCGCGTTGATCTCCGTCGTCGCGCCCGCGCGTGCCGCGCTCTGCGTGTCGTACTGCGCGATCCCCTGCACCGCGATGATCGGCGCGGCGATGTTGTTCGTGGCGAACAAGTGGAGGACGAAGAACTTGTTCTCGGCGACCTCGACGAGCGACCACGATCCGCCGGTGCCGTCGTTGAACGGCGGACGCCCGTTCGCGCCGGTGAAGCCCGCCGTGCCCGAGTAGATGAACGGGAACGAGTCGGCGGTCTTGCGTCGCCACGCCGTCGACCCGGAGCGGTAGAACACCGGGACGAGCGCGACGGGCGCAAGGTCCTGAGGCGCGCCGTCGACGATGTCGGCGCGGATGTCCTCGTCGTTGAAAAAGCCGTCGGAGACGGACAACTGCGCGTGCGAGTCCAGCGAGCCAGACCCGTCGACGGTCAGGTTTCCGAGAGCGAGGCCTGCGCCGTACACCGCGCCGCGCGTCGTGTGTTGGTAGGCGTGCGTCGCCGCGTCCATGACGAGGCCGTGTCGCTCGTCGGCGAGGAAGATCGCGACGTCGTTGACGGCGTCGAAGTAGAGGACCGACACGAAGGCGTGTTGCGTGATGATGAGGATCGAGAACGTCTGCGTCGCAACGAGCGCGCCTGTCGTTGAGTCGACGTAGACGTACCAGAGGCCGTCGTCGTCGGTGAGCGTGACGGTGAGCGCCGACGTGAAGGTGCGCTTGATGCCAGCGAGGAACACGTCGAACGACGATGCGACCGGGGCGAGCGTGAAGACGCGCGTCGATCCGTTGAAGGCGATCGTCGTGTCCGTTCGGTTCGGGAAGCCGGTCGGCTCCGACGTCGCGACGATGGCGTCACTCGGCGGCTGAAGCATCGAGGCCGGCGCGTCGACGAGGACGTCGCGCGTGCCGGCGACGAACGGGATCGGTGACGTCGAGCCGGTCGCGTTCGGTCCGCTCGCTGTCTCGATCGCGACGACGACGAGGCGCGGAGGCGAGAGGCGGAACGTGTACGTCCCGACCTCACTGTCGCCCGTCGCACGGTCGAGGATCGAGACGTTGACGATGTCGCCGTCGACGAAGGCGGAGGCGAGCGTGCGACAGTTGCGGATCGCTCCGCCGTCGAGCAATCGATCTCCGATGCCGGTCGTGGACGAGGTCTGCCCGCAGAGGTTCTTGATCATGCGCGGAGCGTAGCCGCGCGCGGACGCTTGCGGAACGAACGAACGAGGCGCACCCTGCGAGTCTCGGTGAAGAAGTGGAAGGCAAGTCCACAGACGGCACCGGGGCGCGGGCGGCATGGTGCCGCTCGCGTCGTTTGCGGCGGACCGTTGACGCTCCGCGCGCGGCACGCCCACGATGGCGCGTCAGGCATGGCGCTCGACCGGAGGGCAGCGAGCCGGCGGCGGGCAACGCCGACGACGTGAGCGGACGACGGGCATAGGCTTGCGGGACGACAACGCGAGCAGAGGACGACGACACAAGGGTCAACGCAGACACCCGAGGTCGTCGCCGGGGATCACGGCAAGGCAGCCGACGGCACGACTCGATCCCTGTACTCCGCGACGGACTCACGCCGACCACGCCGGGATGAACGCCGACGGCTCTCGACGAGAGGGCTTGTCGGCGCATCACGGCAGGCGCAGCACGACTCGCGCGAAGCGCGCTCCGGCGAAGCTCGCTGACTTGAACCAGCACCGGCGAAGTTCGCGGGCGCGAACGCCGCCGACCTTGACGCCTGCGACGCGAACTTGCGCCGGCCTCGTCGACCGCGTCGAACTGTTGCAGAAAGCGCAACGGTTCACCGAAGCCGGAGACGCACGAGGCGGCGCGCCTTCGTCGGCGACCAGCCGAGGAGGACGAGCACGCGAACGGCGAGCGCGTGACGCCATGTCCAGCGACTCACACGAACGCCATCTCGCTGGCGAGCAGCAGCTCGTGAACGGCCCACACGAGAGCGTCGAGGCGATCGGGTGAACGCTCTCCGGCGAGGCCAGTGAACGACGTCAGCTGCTTCTCCAGCGCGCGGAACGACCCGACGTGGAACACGCGCGGCTCGCGGTGCGGCGTCCTCTCGTACAGCGCCGACACCGGCTCCGCGCGTGCGCGCTTGCCTTGCGCGGCGCGCACCGTGCGGACGTGCGCGAGCGGCGACACGGACGCGATCGTCTCGCTCACCATCTCGCCGCCGTTGTTGACCTCGGCGACGATGCAGTCGGCGCGGTGTTCCTCGTACGCGTCGACCGCCCGCTGCGCCCATCCTCGCGGCGGCAGCCTGCACGAGAGGTCGTCGAGGACGTACGCGTTGCCGTCGACGCCGAGGCCGACGACGACGATGCCTGTCTCGTCAGAGTGCGTCGACGACGTCGCGGCGGGGTCGACGCTGACGACGACGCGCGAGAGTTCGGGCGGCGACTTGACGCGCACGGCGTCGATCATCGGGCTCGTCCACATCGCGCCGTCGACGTCGTCGAGAAGCTCCGCCTCGATCTCCTGTCGACCGAGGCGCGTTCCCTCGTACGTCTCGACGAGCTTCGAGAAGAAGGACGGGTCGAGGTTGTCGCGGTTCGCGTAGCTGCTCCCCGTCGTCGTCACCGTGGACGGTGCGGCGCGCAGGAGTCGGAGCGTGTCGATCGGTCGCGGCGTCGTCGTCACGATCGCGCGCGGCGGTGAGCCGTCGGGTGCGGTGAGGCGCAGGCCGAGGTCGAGGTTGGCGAAGAGTTCGTCACGCGTCGACGGCTTCCACGCGGCAAGCTCCTCGATCCATGCGGTGTCGTGCTGCGGACCGCGAGCGGCGTTCGGGTCGTCGCTGGAGAAGATCGTCGCCGTCGCTCCGCCCGGCCACGTCACGCGACGCTTCGACGGCTCGAAGGTCGGACGCCCGCGCGGGTCGCTCGTCGCGAGGATGCCGGCGGGACCGAGCACCATCACGTCGCGAGCGTCGCCCGCGTCTCGCGCGGCGAGCGCGATGTACCTCGCCGCGCCGGAGCGCACGCGCTCGTGGATCCACTCCGATCCTGTCCTCGTCTTGCCGAAGCCGCGCCCCGCCATGACGAGCCAGAAGCGCCACGCGCCCGGCGGCGGGCGCTGCTCAGGCCTCGCCCAGAACGGCCACGCCTGACGGATGCGCGCGCACGTTGACGGACCGAGGCGACGAAGGAGCGCACGACGGTCGGCGCTGTCGAGCGCGAGCAGCCGCTCGCGAAGCGCGGCGAGGTCGCGCGGGTTCATCGCTTGCCTCGTCGATCGGCCATCGCGTCGAGCGCGGCGGCGAGTGCTTCCGTTGCATCGTCGAGCGTCGAGTCCGCGTCGCCTCGTCCATCGAAGGGATGCCGACCCGCATCGACGTTCTCCTTCGCCCATCGCGAGCGGTGACGACGTTCGAGACGATGCGCCGCCGCCTTCCAGTCCTTCTCCGCCGCCTTGCCGATGAGCATGACGTCGCGCGCTTCACTCTCCGCCGACGCCTTCTCGATCTCGTGGGAGAAAGACACAAGATCGACCTCGTGTCCGCGCGGAGTATATCCTGAAGTGACGACGAGCCGGCGAAGTTCAGCCCCCTCTTTCAGCCATGCAAAGACCGTCGTGCGATCGATGCCCGCCGCTTGCGCCGCCGTCTCTGGAAAGTTGCCCGCGCGAACGAGGTCGATGATGCGTCGGTGAAGCGAAGGATCGAGGACGAACGAGCGCGGCCTGCCCGGCTTTCCTCGCGGCGGCTTCGCCTTCGCTGTCTTCTTTGTCGTCGTCGTCTTCGGCTTTGGCATGGTAGCTATCAGACCTTCAGGAGGCAGAGATGACAAGGAAGAAGGGTAGCACCGAGAGCACGACTCCCGGCGTCGCGAAGATCAACCCCGCGCTCGAAGTGCTCGCGCGCCCGGTCGACTCGCTGAAGCTCGACGAGCGCAACGCACGCAAGCACGAACGACGAAGCGTCGACGCGATCAGGACCTCGCTCTCGACGTACGGGCAGCAGAAGCCCATCGTCGCGCTGACGAGCGGCGTCGTCATCGCCGGCAACGGCACACTCGAAGCGGCGCGCGAACTCGGATGGGACCGACTGGCCGTCGTCACGTTCGACAACGAGGACGAGGCCCGCGCGCGCGCGTTCGCCATCATGGACAACCGCAGCGCCGAACTGTCGTCATGGGACTTCGAGGTTCTTGCGAGTGAACTCTCGACGATTGGCGACATCGACGTCGGCTTTTCATCGAAAGAACTCGCTCTCTTGTTGGGCGAATCAAAGCAGGCGGACGTTTCTGCTCACACGAGAGAGATCGAGCTCGAGGCTGGCAACACAACTTGCCCGAAGTGCGGCTTCGAGTTCGACGCATGAAGCGACCACTGCGATGGAACCTCTCCGATCTCTCGTCGGTAAAGAAGAACGGCGCACGCGTCCTCACGACTTTCTCCTGCGGAGGAGGATCGACGATGGGATACAAGCTCGCCGGCTTTGACGTCGTCGCCGCGAACGACATCGACGAGCAGATGGCTCGACACTACAAACGCAACCACAACCCGAAACACTACTTCCTCTGTCCGATCAAGGAGTTGATCGGAAAACTTCCGAGCGAACTGATCGAAATCGATCTCCTTGATGGATCTCCACCTTGCTCGTCGTTCTCGATGGCAGGAAACAGAGAGAAAGACTGGGGAAACAAGAAGCACTTTCGGGAAGGTCAGGCGGTTCAAGTGCTCGACGATCTCTTCTTCGACTTTCTCGATCTCGTCGAGCACGTCAAGCCGAAGATCGTCGTCGCCGAGAACGTCAAGGGCATGATCGTTGGCAACGCTAAAGGGTACGCTAGAGAAGTTCTCCGTCGATTCGATCAACTTGGCTATGATGTTCAGTTGTTCTTGATCAACGGAGCCGATTGCGGACTGCCGCAACGAAGGGAACGAGTGTTCTTTGTTGCTGCGCGCAAGGAATACAGTGTTCCGAAGATCACAATCTCACCGAAGCAGCGATGGATTAGTGCGTCGGAAGCGTTTGCGTCAGTTGACAACAAAGACGAAGACATCGAAGACGCGATGCGACTTGATCCAGACAGCGTCGCCAACGAGTTCTGGTCGAAGACTCAGCCGGGATGCTCTTTCAGTCAAGCCTCGATGAAAGGAAGAGGCAAAGCATCATTCTTCAACTGGACAAAGCTTCATCCATCGGAACCATCGCTGACTATTCCAGCGCATTGGCAAACGATGTTTCACTGGAAAGAGCAACGACGATTGACGCTTGCAGAGCTTAGAGTTCTATCGTCATTTCCTGACGATTATTCTTTCGACTCAGTCAGCGTTGGCGGCTACATGATGGGAATGTCTGTGCCCCCGTACATGATGGCGACCGTCGCGGATGCGATTCGCGATCAGTGGCTTCCACGCATCGGCCTCGGATGAAGTGACATCGATCACCGAAGGGCGTTGTCGGTGACGCAGGCCACAAAGAACGATCGACCGTGACCGATGCACGAGATCGGCCGGTCGATTCGTCGTTTCTGCCGCGTTGCAACGCGGCGATCGACCAGAATCGACGAACGGCAAGCCGCCAAGGTGCTCGACCGGCTCGCAGGCGAAAGCGCGCCAGAATCGATCTGGGCTCGTTTGGCGCGGTCTGTGGCGTGAATCACGAAAAGCGAACAAAAGACGAACAAGGGGGCTCACAACGATGACGAAACGGCCTAGGCTCGTTTCTCGGTCGCGTTGTGAACGCGGCCGAAACGAAAAGCAGGTGGACGTCGGGACCGTGGAGACGGCACCCCCCACCGAACAGAGACCCGGTCGGAGTGAGGCGCGGCGAGGCGCTCGCGAGGACAGATCGGGAAAGTCGAGAGGGCGACAGCGCCGACGGGTGGACCAGACGGTCTCGAAGTCGGAAGCGCGCGGCGGTGCGAGTGGACCTCGCCCGGCGACGCGCCGCACCTCTTGCCTCGACAGGCCAACGACGACTCCCTCCGGGGATCGCTGAGGTCTCCAGAAGTCGAGGGTGAGCGCCGGCACCGAGGCGCAGAGACAAACTGAAAGCCGCGCCCGATGCGCGGAAGACGACAAAGCCAAGACGACGCGGACACGGTCCGGGGTTCAGTCAAGGCAACGACGTCGCCGCAGCATCGGGCGCAGCGATGACGATGTGAGCAGCACTCACGTCGTCATCGCTGCGCGTGACGCCAGCACAACAACAGGGAGACACAATGACCTACCTCGACATCGCTCACTCTTGCGAAGGTTGCTACGCGCTGTTCTCGGTGCACACCGGACGCCTTCACGGCATCTACGCCGACGCCGAGACGGCTGCGGCAGAGGCCGAACTGATTCGGCAGCGCGGCGGCGCTGTCGTCGTCGCACTCATCGGATGAACGCAACGGGGCGGCGCACGCCTCGGCATTGTCGGCGCATGCCGCGCCGCAACGTCGCTCGCTGCACTGATGCGAGCTTCAGCCCACGAACGGGTACAGGGAGAAAGACATGACGACCAAGACCACGAAGATCGCCGACCGCTACGCCGCCCTCGTCGCCGCCGCTACGAGCGACGGTGTCGCCTTCGAGGCGGCGAAGCGCCCGAGCGCAAAGGACTGCGACGAACTCAGCGCGAAGATCGACGCGCACCGCGCTGCCATCGCCGCCGCCGCCGAGAAGCCGAAGGCGAAGC